AGCAGCTCTCTGGGATTGAGGGTGGTGAAGTACCATTTGCGAATGCTCTAGAACTGGATCTATTAGCAGTTACGTACTTTAATGAGCCTCTAGGCTGTTAAGGCAAACGAGCGTCGTAGCGCTCATTCGGATTCGTTGGATTTATATTTCATTAATATATATGGTTAGCACATGCTCTTTAGTTATATAGAGTGTTATAGCTAGGGCCAGACGCCGCAAGCGGCTGGCTGTAGGGAGTAATTATGCCTGCGGCGCTATATATGCCCTATACCCTAACCTAAATGGGGTTCATGTTTGGTTGTTACTAAGGTTATCCATCTATGGCTACCATTTGAATTTGAAACACCGACACGCGGTCGATCGAAAGGGCACCCGGACGGGGATACTCGTTACAGAAGACAAGCACGTGCGGAACATGACGTAACATCTTCATGCACGAGTCGTACTTAGGGGAGAAAATCATCCCATCCTTCAATTGTTCCAATACTGAATACTGAAGATTCTCCATCTGATCACGGGGCACATCAATTAGGAAACAGCGTTTATGGGGGTTAATTGCGTGAGCAAGATCCGAGATTTTTCCGGGGCGTAAATACTGAACATCGTCACGTGCTGCCAATAAGTATTTACAAAGCCAGGTCTTACCAGAATTACCAACCGGGTCTACGTAGAAGCGGATGAGGCGGTCGTCTGCGTCTGACTCGAGGAGGTCGACGACAGGTCGTTGCCAGTCAATGGGTTCGGAATCGGGTAGTTGCATCTCGGGCAATAAAGCGTCAATATATTGCCAGACTGCACGCTCATATCGAGCCATGAGAGCGGGGAAGTGGACTCGGAGCGATCGTTCGGTTGGGAGTTCACCGTCAAGTTCCTCGACATGTTCTCGAAGTCGATCCCAGTCGGATCGTCTTCCCTGAGTTGCAGAAGCTGGAAGGCTGCCGTACTCGTTGAAGTCTCCGTCCTTCTTGCAGTAGTCGGAGGCCTGCTGGAGAGTGCCGCGACGTTTCTCCCAGTGGGCTCTTGGAATGAGGTTACGGACCTGCGTAAGGCGGAATTCCTGCGAGAAGAGGATGAAGCCCTGGAGGTGGGGGGTTCCTGATTCTCCTTGTTCTCGTCCGTACACATGGTAAACAATGCGATTAAGCGGATCAGTAAACAAGTCGGAAACATCCTGGAGTTCGGCGACCGAATAGTTGTTCAAGGTGTAGCACCAAGACTTTGCGCGGCTCATGGTGGAGGGAGGAGGGAAGTGGCCTGGTAATACTGGGGACAGGCCACTTTTTCGAGCCAAAACATAAAAATTATGGCACCACAATCTCTATCAAAAACGCTGGGAACAGCGGTGGCAATCAGTGCAGCGAGGGATCTCTACAAATACGGAACTCAACGCATGTTCGGTCGACGTCAACGTCAGAGGGGCTATAGTTATCCTAGTCGTGTACGTTATCGTAGGCGTTATCGGTATCGTCGTCCTTATCGTCGTAGCCGTTATGGTCGGAAGCGGGTTCGATTGTCCCGACGTGGTCGCGTGGGCATGCCAATTGGGTATGCGACTACGAAACGTGACCTTGTCATCAATAACGCAGGACAAGACATAAGCACGCGCACATTGTACAGTCGAGATTTGACATTTATTGCGAAAACGACTAACAATGACATCAACGGACGCCAACGTGATATTTTAAACATCCGGGGAGTGAAACTTAATTATTCAGTCCGGTGTGGAGTGCCAGCACTTCGGCCAATTATGTTACATATGGCAATCGTGGCACATACAAGCAATACCAGTATTCCGGGGGCTACCTCTATTGATCCATTGGCGACAGAAAACTTCTTTAGGGGTAATTCGACGTCACGAGCTATCAACTTCCAAAATGCTCTAGCAAGTATCGAATTCAACAACCTCAATATCAATCAAGACATCTATTCAGTACTGAAGCGATGGAAACGGGTCATTCATCCATACGGATACGAAGGATCAGAACGACACTACAATACCACGAATATGCAGTATGGTACAGGGAAGAAATACATTCCCATCAGGCGTCAGGTTAGATACGATGACCCTACTATTGCTGACATAGCAACAAGTGGAAGGCTTTTCCTCGTATATTGGTGTGAGCAGCTCTCTGGGATTGAGGGTGGTGAAGTACCATTTGCGAATGCTCTAGAACTGGATCTATTAGCAGTTACGTACTTTAATGAGCCTCTAGGCTGTTAAGGCAAACGAGCGTCGT